TAATAGTAGGCTAAGACAAGCTAGAAGAAGATGGAGATGTTAACATGGCTAAACATAATTTAAAAAAACCAACTGCTAAACAAGTTGGAGTAAAAAAATTACCAGAAAAAGTGCGTAATAAAATGGGTTATATGAATAAAGGTGGAACAATGAAGAAATCTAAGATGATGAATAAGGGTGGTGCCGCTAAAAAATCTAAAATGATGTACAAAGGTGGTGCTTCAATGAAAAAATCTAAAATGATGAATAAGGGTGGTGCTTCAATGAAGAAGAAGACAAAGTACATGTCAAAGGGTGGTGCTACTAAAAAAACAAAGTACATGTCAAAAGGTGGTGCTGCGAGACGTAAGTAATGTCTTATCTCATTAGTAATGTACCTCATTTTAAATGTTGGGTACGTAAAGAGTTTACAGCCAATCATCAAAAATACCACGGTGAGTTTCTTCACGCTATAGCTTTTGCTGTTAACACTATACCTGATAGATCATTGAGCTTTCAAGTAGTCTTTACGGGTTGTGATGAAGATGAGAACATTCATGGTGGTGCTATGTGGGCAAGAATGCCAATACAAGCACTTGTAGCTGACATACCAGTTGATGAATGGGCAGAACCTATGGAAGACCACCTATGTCAACCATGGGATTGTGAGGCTAGAAATCATAGCGTCATTGTTATGGATAGAGTCAGTTCATCTCCTTGGCTCTGTAAAATAGATAATAAATTCTATACTGCAAGATATATGTTCACTGTTGACTATACAGAGAGTGACATAGCAGATGATCCAGCACAACACAAACAATCTCACGTGTTGTATCTTTTAGATGCCGATCAGTGGACTGGGAATATCGTTGCCTTACCTAACAATAGAGTTAGAGCAACAAGTCCAGCATTATGGGTTACTGGAGAAGGTGCTCCTGACTTTGCTCCATCACAATGGCTACATTCAGCAGAGTCACATGAATCTTATCTAGACCCCCATACAACTTTTAATAACTTGTACAATGACACAACCAAAAAAAAGAAATTATAAAAAAGAATACAAGAACTACCACGGTAAGCCTGAACAGATTAAAAGAAGAGACAGCAGAAATGCAGCTCGTAGAATTTTAAAAAATAAAGGTGTAAATGTTAAAGGTAGAGATGTTGCACATAAAAATGGCAATCCTAAAGATAATAGAGTTGCTAATTTAACAGTTAAGAGAGCATCACAAAATAGGTCTTTTAAAAGGACTCGTAATGCGAAAAAGAAAAACAAGAGGGCATAATGGCAAAACCAAAAAAGAAATCTAAGAGCACAGTAAATAAGGCAGGAAACTATACGAAGCCTTCAATGAGAAAAGCTTTATTTAATCGCATAAAAGCAGGAGGCAAAGGTGGTGCTCCCGGACAATGGTCAGCACGTAAAGCTCAGATGTTAGCTAAACAATATAAAGCTAAAGGTGGAGGCTATCGAAGTTAATGCCACATTATACAAAGCCTTTAAAAAAAGTTATAGGTAAATTAAAAAAAGCATCTAAAGCTCATGCGGGTCAAGCTAAAGTACTAACTAAAATAATGAAAGATCAGAAAAGGGGATACAAGAAAGTTGTCAAGAAAAAAAAGAGATCCTAAAGTTGGAACAGGTAAAAAGCCTAAAGGCAGTGGTCGTAGATTATACACAGATGAAAATCCAAAAGATACCGTTAGCATAAAATTTGCTACACCAACAGATGCTAGAAAGACCGTAGCAAAAGTAAAAAAGGTTAATAAACCTTACGCAAGAAAAATACAGATTTTAACAGTTATGGAGCAACGTGCCAAAGTTATGGGAAAAACAGAAGTTGTGAGCATAGCAAAAAAAGCAAAGGAAAGTTTAAAGAAAGCCAATGAACGAAAAAAGAAAAAGGTGTAAGACTTGCGAATGTTACGATTGCGATTGCGAAGAATGCTCATGCGATTGCCATTATAATGATAGAGTTTCTACTGATCTTCATGATCGAGAATCAAATAGTTAATCAGACACAAAGATTTAAGAATATTGATCGGTGTCTATATTTTGCAGAAAGACTGCACAACCAACCCCAAATACCAACAGAGGATGGAAATAAAAGAATAACTGCATATTGTAAACCTGTAAGGAAGTAAAATGTTAGCAGAATTAGCAGCGGCAAATGCTGCCTTCGGTGTAATAAAAAGTTTCGTTTCAAACGGAAAAGAACTTGCTAGTTGTGGCAAACAAATTTCTGATTTTGTTTTCGCTAAAGAGAAGATAGAAAAAGAAGTAAATAAGCACAAAGCAAAAGGAGTTACAGGTGGAGACTTAGAAGAGTTCATGGCTCTAGAAGAGCTAAGACAGAAAGAAGAAGAACTCAAACAAATAATGATATATGTAGGTAGACCGGGATTGTGGGCAGATTGGCAAAAGTTTCAAGCTCAAGCAAGAAAATCTAGAAGAGAACAAGAAAGATTAGCTCAGAAAAGAAAAGAAGAAATAATGACAGTGGTGCAATGGGTTGTTGGAGTTTCTTTAGCCTTTATAGGATTCATAGCTGTGGTATACTATGCGGCAAAGTGGGCAGGTAAAATATGATACAGTGGATATTAAAATTATTTCAAAAACAAGGTGATTTATCAAAGCATAGACTTCATACAACTAAGTATGAAGATTTATGTATGTAAGAGGATACTATGGCACTAGCAAAATCTCAAAGGAGTTTGAAAGCATGGGGTAAACAGAAGTGGAGAACCAAATCAGGTAAATCTAGTACACAAGGACCAAAAGCAACTGGTGAACGTTATTTACCTTCAGCGGCAATTAAGGCTCTTTCTGCCAGTGAATACGCCGCCTCTTCGGCTGCTAAACGAAAAGCAAAACGAGCAGGTAAACAGGTGGCTAAACAACCCAAAAAGATTGCAAAGAAAACATCAAGATTTCGTAAATTCAGTTAATGTAAAAGAAAAACTGAGAGCAGAAAGATTAAAGGAAAAAATAGAAAATGATACAAGCATTGATAGGACCAATAGCAAATCTCGCAGGAACGTGGTTTCAAAACAAACTAGAAAAAACAAAGGCAGAAGGTAAAGCAAAAGTAGCAGAAGCAAAAGCTAGAGCAACTGTAGCTGAGAAAGTGGCTTCAGGTAAAATAGAGTGGGAAGGCAAAATGGCTGATGCTACAAATGAAAGTTGGAAAGATGAATTTGCTTTAGTTGTATTGTTAGCTCCTGCAATTTTGGTCTTTGTTCCGGGAATGAGAGAATATGTACAACGTGGATTTGAAGTGTTAGCTACGTTACCTGATTGGTATCAATATCTATTGTATATAGCTATATCTGCATCATTTGGCATCAAAGGTGTAGGGCAAGCAGCTAAGATGTTGAAACGCAAATGAGGCTAAAAACATTGACATTTTTGACTCTATCTGGTATAACCAGCAGAATAAGCACTTATTTTTGGCACAAGCATTTACAATCTCTAAGAGAAGAGCAATATAAACAAGGACTCAGATCATGAACCTACAAGTTTTAAGAAAAGAAATAGAGGCTGACGAGGGCTGTAAGTACGAAAGTTACCGTTGCAGTGAGGGATATCCTACCGGGGGAATAGGACATTTGATTACAGAGTGGGATGAATTATATTATTCTGCACCACTAGGAACACCTATACCTGAAGAGCAAGTTCAAGAATGGTTTGAGAAAGATGTGAATACAGCCATAGGAGATTGTAAAGATATATTTAATAACTTTAATGAGTTAGATGATGAGATACAACACATTTTAATAAATATGTCTTTTCAATTAGGAAAGCCTCGTTTAAGTAAATTTAAACGCATGATCGCTGCTGTACATGATGAGGACTATCGTGAAATGGCTTTGCAGATGGAAGACAGTAGATGGTTTAAGCAGACTCAAAACAGAGCACAGCGTTTGATTGATAGAGTTGTAAGGTATGGTGTACCAGTATGAAGAAAAGAGAATTAACAGATAGACAAAAAAAGTTTCTAGAAGTTTTATTTGAAGAAGCCAATGGCGATCCAGTAAAAGCAAAAATGATTGCAGGATACTCAGAGCATTCTTCTACATCTTCTATTGTGGCTACAATGAAAGATGAAATCATGGATGCTACACAACTTTACATGAGTAGAAATGCACCTAAGGCGGCAGTGGCTATGGTTAGTGGTATAGATGATCCAACACAGTTAGGTATTAGAGATAGATTGGGTGCAGCAAAAGAATTGCTTGATAGAGTAGGATTAATTAAAACTGAGAAAGTACAAGTCGAAGCATCAGGTGGAGTGATGCTATTGCCACCAAAGAAGAGGTAATTATGAAAAAGAAAAATCAAAAAAGTGACTTTTTGAAAAATTTTGAGAAAAAACAAAAGTTATTTAAAAAGTATGGAGTTTATAAAAATACATTTCACAATGACGGGTATAAAGATTCAGGTGGTCACATTAATTCAAAGAAACCCTCTGAGAAAAAAGAAGCTGATATCTACACAGGAAGAACCATAAGAAGAAAAGATTACGTTAACCCTGTAAAAATTATAAATAATTTAAATTCAAAACTTAAAACATGAATAGAAGTTTAGGAAAGTGGAAGTTACCACAACCAACAGATTTAAAAGACGAAGAAGAAAAAGAGTGGATACAGATACCACGAATAGCAAGAACAGTACCCTTTGGCTACGTAATAAATGAAGAGGATTCTGAATTGCTTGATCCTGTGCCTTATGAGTTAGAGGCTTTAG